TTGCTCTTTTACTAACCACTTGTCGTCGTATAAATCCCAAATATCTTTTGTCCATTTATCACGAACCCAATCCATTCGGTCTGAATCAGGTTTTACAAGACCTTTCTTTGTAGCAATTGGACTGCTAAGAACTTCTTTGTCTTCAGCTCCTCTAATGGTTTCATCAAAATAATCTCGGAGCCGGCGTTTTATGTCAGAATCAGATAAAGCGTCAAAATCCTCATATCCAACAAGTCGAAAATCGTCTGAATTATTGCTTTCAATCGTATATACTCCAGCTGTTCTGTCTAAAACAAACCGTATTTTTGTGTCGTTAGCTCCAGGGAAATCTATAATTTCAGCCCTGTCATATTGTTTTTTCTTTGTATTGTAAACGACAATTTTAGCTTTTGGAAACAACTCAGAAGTATAATACGAATCATTCATATCCTGAACAACGTATCCAGGCTCACCGCCATACAGTGAATTATCGTTAAGTGGAACTCCTGTTTTAGTAAACGTAACATTCGAACCACCTAAACCAGAACCAGAACCAGAACTACCTGAATTAGACGTAGAACTTGTCGAACCTGAATCCAAATATCCGTCTGGTGGCTCGCCAAGCTCGTCTGCCCAAAATGTACCAGCAAGATTATCCCGAACCCACGGAATCAGTGAATCTAACGGCGGTTTTTTGTCTTTGTATTGGAACGGTGTATTAAATCGAGCGTTCTGTGTTCCATTAACGCCCATTTCCTGATATGGAGCGTGTTCAGATAAATTGCGAAGGGAAGCAATAGTTCTTCCACTTATTTCAATTTTTGAATCAGTAAATCCGTGTAATAACTCTTTTTGCCAGACCGCTTTTTCATCTCGGATTTTACCCTTCGCGGCTTGCCGCATTTTATCGTTAATTTCGTCGGCGGCGTCTTCGATACCGTCTTCAATTTTCCGGTTAATTTTGCGGCTTATTCTTTTGTTGTCAATATCAATCCGAATCTTAGCCATATAAATTGTTTAATGTCTTAATACGCTCAATTCGACGGGTTTAAGTACGTAGCGAACTAAAGTTCGGTGTGATTCGGAAGTGGCTCAGTTCTCTGGTATAGGTACTGAGTGAGGTTTATATTACTATCAGTTTAGACTGTTACAGTACCGCTGTCCTAAACCAGTCGTAGAACGTTGCTGTACCGTTACAGCTTACCGTTACAGTTCAGCGGTAACTGAAACCAGTAAAGCTGTAGCGGTGCTGTCTGTTGCAGTGTTGAACAACACAAGTTCTACGACTGTTTTAGGTAAGCTGTTACCGATAACAGCAAAACCTAACCCCCTATAGTCCCCCTTTCCTTATCCGACAACTGTTGTCGTTGCTTCTGTATGAGTTGGATAAAATTTCAGTGAATCTACTTCGTATAGACCTGTTCCATACGATATTCGATACCCTTCTGCAACAGTTGAATCGACTATAAATATTAACAACGGACTATCTGTTCGGTATTCTCCGCCGCTTACTCTGCTTTGTTCTGGGTCATTACCGCTTTTGTAAATTCTAACAACTGGTTCTGTTGCTACTTGAGTAAACGATTCTTCGGATTTTTTTCCATAGCCGCTTGTTGCGTTATCCTCATCGACGGGTTTTGTGATTGAGGACATTTTACCGTATGAGTTAATCGCAACAGTAGCCGCTCGTTTTTGACCAGGAAGAATCATATCTATAAGTTGTTATCAGTTGCACTGTTATCGAATCCATAAGTTCGGTCAGACCGATTGGAAACAGTGTGTGCAACCGGAGCGCCGCCTTCCATTGCACGGTAATGTTTTCTAAAATTATCCATCCACACGTCAGTTTTGCCGGTGTATTCTGACGCACTTACATCTAATTCACCAATTGAAAACGAACTGGCGTCAATTTCTCCAGCTTTGACTTTTGAAAAAATACAAGCTAACCAGAAAAATGCCCTCTCTGAAGAAATGTTTTCATACAGATTTAATGAATCGTCTCCAATATTAGCTAACAATTCTCGCCGCGTAAGGTCAACAATTGCTTGAAGCTCGCTGTCAGAGATAACATTTACGTTGTAATCAGTTAAGGCTCTTACTTCTTGTTTCAATTCTGTATCGTTTGTTGCCATAATTAAAGTTTTGACAGCGCCCGTATCATACGGTCACGCCAATAATTGAGCCTGTCTAAATCATTATTAGAATAATCATATCTTCGAGCGTGACTAATTGAAGTTGGTCCACGTTCCGGTTCTAAAATATATGCTGCTTTAATTAAACCATAAAATCGGATTGCATTATACCCTGGAGAATTTAGCTCAAGTAATGGTTTGTATCCAACTTCGTCATACATTTCGTGAGTAATTTTTTTAATTTCACCAACTAAAAATTCATCCGAAATTTCAGATGTATTAGTAAGACCGTGAGCGGCACGAAGTTCTGCCCGCCCCATTGAAATTAGGTCTTCTTTTGTGTATTTTGTACCTAAATCTGTCATAAATATTTTTATAAGACGGGATTAAAAGCGATTTTATGTTTATGCGATATTGTCAGCGGTAAACTTGACACCCGCAAGTGGGTCAGCCATTTTTGAACCCATTCGCATTGAACCGTATGCGCCGAGAAGGGCTGCTGGGTCGCCAAGAGTACCACCAGCGCCACCAATGGGTGCGCCTGTGTTGTCGGTAAGCTCAACTGGGCGTGGGTAATTGGTCTTGATTGGTGCGCCGTTCTGACCGCGCTCGGAAACAACGTACACATCTTGTTCTTCGCTTCCGTTAAGCCACGCCGTTTGAACAAGTCGGACACCGTCTTCGATAAGCGTCTGTTCCGGTAGTGCGCCCTCACGAAGCCCCTCTGCCTCTGGGATGTGGTAGTTTGTACCGTCTGTTCGCTCTCCAACTAAAGCGTCAGCAATGTCTTGTGAACAAATTGCGACAGCCGGACTGTATCCGTGTTCACGAAGGTCTTTGTTCGCCTCACGAATATGTTCTGAGACAGCGTGTGGATTGCTGTCACCAAACAATTCTTGAGTGTCAACATAGCTGTGATTGTGGGTGTCTGAAAAGGATTGTCCAGCGTACTCTTGTGGAGTGTACCAAAGCTGGGTTCCGTCAGCGACACCGCCCTTAAGAACGTCAAAGAGAACTTCAAATTCCTTGTCGTCTGCGCCACGAATCATCGCTTGCATTTCCTCACGAAGCATTTCGGAAGGATTGTCCTCAACAATTTCACGGGAGTATGCAAGGTCGCGGGCATAGCTCTTGACTGAAAATGCCATCTGGTGTGTGTCGAGTGTACCAGTACGGGCGTGTTCCATTTCAGCAACTTCTTGCCAGGTCATATCTCCAGTCCGAGTCATAAAGACACGGCTGGAAACTTCCTGGGTAAAAGTTGAAAGGAACGTCCGTGGAGCCTCACGGTAGGTGTCAATCAGTTCCATTCCGTAACCGAGAATTTCTGAAAGTGGAACGTCGTCTTTTGTCGTCAGTTCACGTCGTCGGGATGGGTTTGCCATTTATAAAAACCTCAAAAATATAGATAGAGTTTAGAGACTACTCGAAACCGTTTAGGCTACCGTGTAGTCTGGGTTAATGTTCACAAAGACCGCTTCGCCGTCGTCGGTCGCAACGCCAACAACTTGTCGGACTTCACCAGAACCGCCGGATGGTTCGGTTTGAGTAAATCCGCCACCGACTGCTAAGAAAACAGGGTGTCCAGGGGTAAAGCCCCAATCCTCATCAGAGTTCTCGAGAATAATACCACCGTTAATGGCAGAAATCCTGTTCTCTCCAAGAAGCTCGCGCTCGCTCTCAATGATAACGGAAAGTTCTTCGTGTGTGTAATTCGCTGGGTCTGTGACAGGAGCAGCAAGGACACCAACTGCGGGAACCATTACTCCTGAATCTGCGTCAGCCATAACCCAATCGCCATTTGCATCCATACCAACCAAGTCGCCTTCTTCACCAGCATACTGTGAAACGGCTCCGTCGCGGTTGATAGGCTGTTCTGCACCAGTTGCTATTCGTGCGTTAACCATTATAAATCAATTAAATTAAAATAAAAGTTCTTAGTCTGAATAAGTCTTAGAAGTCGCCAAGGACATTCCGAAGGTCGCTCTCTGCCTGGTCGCGGAATTTGCTTCTGTCAGCCCCAGATTCGGCTGGAGCGCGTTCCGGCTTGTCGGCAAAGGTAGGCTCTGTTTCGCCATCGGAATCGCTTTCGACGCTCTCAGCGGTTTCTGTGTCTACTGAGAACGCTCCCATTGCGTCAGCTTTCTCCATCAGCTCATCAAGACTAAATCGGTCTGCGACAATTTCAGCGCCAAAAAGCGAAGAATCTTCTGCGACAACTTCCGCAAATCGTGTTTGAAGTGCGTCTGTTGTCTCTGAAAGACTTTCTATTGTCTCGCTAAATTCATCTCGCTCGGTTTCAAGAGTGCTATATTCTTCAACGTTCTCGGCGTGCTTGTCCATAAACTCGTCCATTGTTGAACGGAGTTCGTCTTCATCCATTTCGTCTGTGGATTTGTTAAGCGTAAATTCGTGCATAGTAAATCGTTAAATTGTAGATAACTGACTGGATTTTGTTAGTAATTGGCTGTAACTGTATTCCGAATCCGATAACTCCTCGGGGTCTATTGGTTCGGATGACCCGTCATATGGAATTACATCGTCAAATCCGGCGGTAACAGTCTGTCCAGTCGGAATCAAACTGTTGCCGTCTTCATTGTGGAGACTGACCATCGCAACTTGTCGTCCCCAATCAATGTGAGACACTGCCCCAATTAAATCAGGAACAGCGATATATTGAACAACATCTCCTTCCCCCCATTCCATTTCAACAGGACCGTCACCAATGTTAAACACCGGAGACAAACCACCACTATCGTATCCAGCCGGAAATGGAGTCAAACTAAATTCTTGAAGTCGAGCGTCAACAAACGTTGGGTCTTCTCCGCGCTGTGAGTCAACTTCAATAGTTCTGGGGTCAAACCCAACAGACCCGTCTGAAATTGCTGGTGGGTCGTGGGTAAAATCGTTAATGGTGTCTGACCGAATCTGTGAACCAGTATTCGGAATATGCGCCATTACACGCAAGAAATTGTTAGAAAACTTAATGTTCTGCGGTTCAATCCAACCAATATTTGCTCTCTGGGAATGTGAGTGGTCATACTGAAGTGGAAGTTTACTGTTGTAGTCGTGCCGAGCTACATTCGATAAAAAACTATCAGTAACTTCTACACCGCGCCGAACACCAGGTTCCATTGCCGCAAAAATAACGTCAATAGAACCGTCTTCGTATTCACGGACACCGTATTTGTTAAATCCATCATCGAGCGAGTCAACAACCTGTTCTGGAAGCGAGAACGTAATGTTCCATCCAATAGAATTGTCGTCGCCTTGTTTTATGTCTGTAGCCATATCAAAACCCAATAAATCCGACTATGTTACCAACTAATGCGGTAACTATTGCAGCAAGAACGAAAAGAATACCTTTAATAACGCTTTGATGAAAATTAACTTTGTTTTCAATTACTGAAAGTCGTGAATCTTGTCTTTCTGACCACTCTTGTAATCGTTCTAAACGGTTTACAATTGTTAGTGTTCGTTCGTCTACTCGATACAAAATAGCGGTTTCTCTATTTTCCTTTCTGGTTTTTGAAAAGTCGAGGTCTTTGTCTATATCGTCTTCTTGTTTTGACATTATTCTTCAGTCTGTGACTGCTGATTCCGGCTATCATCATCAGACGTATCTCGCTCAGGATTTTGTCGAGTTTTAACTTCTCCACCAGACGAATCAGCCCCGCCACCTGTATCTGTCGGAGAACCGCCGCTTGGGTTCTGAATATTGTCGCCTTTACCAGCAAGCTGTTGTATTTTCTGTATGTGTTCGTCTAATTCACCTTCACCTGGCAATTCTGTTTCTGGGTCAATTCCAATTCGTTCAGCAGCAGCAGTAAACGAAAGTAACCCATTATTGACCAATTTAATTGCCATATCCGCGTCCAGTCGTTCTTCTTCGCTGGAATGTTGTCCAAATTCAAATTCTGGTGGCAATACATCAGATTCAGCGGGGTCTGATTCACCAGCTAAGATACTAACAAAAAGCTGGTGTCGAATTGCCGATTTAATAGTTTTTCTGTATCGTTGAATTCGGCGGTCAAATTTCGGCATAACTGCAACAGCTTCGTTTTTGGTTTCGTCGCCTGTAATGTTTCCAAGAAAAGCGGGAAGTCCAAGTGCTGTAAAAATGCGGCGAAGTAAATGATGAAAAACGGGTTCAAGCCGCATAGCACCACTCGACGAAGATGTACTGGTAACACCAACAATATCGTGTTCAACTTCGTGACCAACAGCCAACATTGACTCTGGTTCAATGCTCGAAACTGTATCAAGCCATCCGTCTATCTGGTCTTGTGACCACGGGCGCTCGTCTGAACCCAGTTTCCAAATAATAGGCGGGTAGGCTTTTGTCGCAATAAACCGAGCCATATCAATCTCCATATCGCGGAGCATATCGGCTTGTTCTTCACATCGTTCAATGAGACTTCTTCCAAAATCTTCACCAGGATGTTTATGAAACGAAAGTACCGCAAGGTCATACGGCTCAAACGTAATTTCACTTCCGCTTGGTGGGTCAAGAATATACTCAGTTGGATTACCAAATTTATCTGCTTGAATTTCCATTAACTCTGTTGGCAGAACTTTTGGTTTAAACACATCATCTTCAACAACAATTTCCAAAAATCCAGTCCCATCAACTAAAGCGTGCCATACCCATTGAAATAAAACTTCTTCAAAGTCAGATGATTCAATAAGCTGTTTTAACGGTGCAATATCTTCTGGGGTTTGTGCGTCGTCAGTTCCAACAATGTTTGTCGGAGCAATATTATACCCCGAACCAACCAGATAATCGACAAGCGTATCAATTGCTTCCCCAACGTGTGGGTCTGTGTCAGCTATAAGCCTGTATTCAGATATTTTTGCTTCTGGAGCAATTGATTCGCGGGGTTTTCCGCCCTGTCCAGACGCTTGTTTTACGACTGCTTTAGGCGAATCGAGTGCAAATTCACCAGGATAATCTTGCCCTGGAAGATTGCCACTGTCGGCTTTTTGAATAATTTGGTCTTGAATGTCGCCCATAGATTAGAAATTAAAGATTAGAGGTTAGTTCCGAGAATGTCTTGAGTTGTAATTTATACTACGCCGATTTCGATTTCTTTTGCTACGAGTTGAACCAGAAGCAATTTTTTGTGTCGGTTTTGTTGAAGACGAAGTTGATTTTGGTTCTGGTGTTGATTCTGGTTCTTGTGTTGAACGCTGGTCAGCTTCTTGTCCTGGTGTTACTGCATACCCAGGCGGGAATGCTCCCAAAACTGCTGCCATTGCGGTGTCGTCTTTTCCGCTTTCTGAATTATCTTTTCCAGAAAACTTTGGAGTAGACCAGTCTTCTTTTTTCTGTTTAATAATAGAAGATAATTCGTCTTTCAAACGTTTATCGGGAATCAAAGAGACACGCTCATTTCGTAGAGCAGTATTCATATCTCCCATCATTTCTTCGACTTTATCTTTTGCAGAAAAATTAAATCCAACAACAGCTCGACCTAATTTAGATGTTAACTGTCTGTCAAACGTCTCTCCAGGTCCAGTCCGGTCAAGAACTACCAAATCTGCGTCCATTTCCCGAAAAATATACGCCAAACGCGACACAACTTGCTCTGAATTGCCCCTGTCTGGGTTTTCAAATCCGTGTTCTGCTAAAACGTTGTCTGATATAATTTCTTGATAACGGTGAACGCGGCGATTTTTAATGTGGTCAAACACTTGTACAACTGTGTCATCGTGACTAATTCCAATGTCAACACCAAGAACTCGAAGGTCTACGCCGTTAGATGGAACATTTAGCCCCGTGATGTAATCAGATTTCTTGCCGCGCCCCATTGCTTCTTCAATAGAATCAACAGAAAAGAAGCGATATTCGTTAACAACTGGTCTGCACAAATATTCTTGTCCGAATCCTTCTGGGTCAGCCGCCCGTTCTTCCTCAATACGAGAAATGTTCATATCGGGACGTACTGGTTTGACTTTCTGTTTTGTCAACGGGGTTTCAACGTCAATTTCTTCCGCGTTCCAAAACGACGGCTGTCTAATCGAGATAACTCCAATTCGTTCGCCGGTTTTGTCGTATCCAGTTTTAGTTCCCCGATTATGGGTTTGCATAAACAGGTCATTTTGAACATTTGGAGTCGAAACTTGCACCATTTTCCTGTTTTTACCAAGCGCAAGAAATGCACCAAACGCACGAGAAACCTTTTCCTGGTCTTCAATAAACGCCATCTCGTCAAGAAGAACAGCTCTTGCTGAATCATCACCACGAGAAGCGTCAGGGTCGCCGGAATACGCTTTAAATTTTGACCCATTCCACAGAATAATTTCGTCTCGGTTGTCTTTATCAGTTGGAATTTCGACTTTGGCGTTGTCTATTAGCTTTTGAATATCGGTGATTCGGTTACACGCCTGCTCAAACTTCCGTGAGACAATTGGATATACCGAGTTCGGAACCAACATTCCTTGAAGCAAGAACGCGACCACATAGACAAACGAATATCCAATCCGCCGACCTTTGTAATTGTTAATCGTATCTGCGTCCCCATAAAAATAAGCGTGTATTGCCTTTCTCTGTGTATCAAACAGTTTTAAATCTTCTATCAGTCCCGTATCCATATTCTGAATCTGAAATATGTCTTCGGCAAGCCGGTCAGGACGCCCCTTCCAACGATTTTCAATAACGTCTTCGTTAACGCCAAGTTGGTCGGCAAAATCTTGTAAAACGTCCTGATTCATAGATTAAAATAGATTATGCGGGACTGGAGCGGTGTGAACGGTGAGCGGAAACGTATTCGACCTTTTCTGTGTCAAGGTAAAATTCTTCACCGTCTTCGTCTTCAAAATATATCTCGGTTTCACTGATTCTGGCTTCCCTGTGAATTTCAAATTTTGCACCAGAATCCATATACAGTTGTACTTCGCCCTTTTCGTCTAACAAATTATTAATTGTATCTACGTTCATTAAAGTTTATAGCCAAGTTTCAAGATTGCACGCGGCTTCTTTTGGTATTTGCATCCAACAATCATCTCGTTTGTAACCATTTCCGTGCCACATTATAACGAGCATTGGTGGTTCGTCTTCGGCTGCGTAATCTTCGTCACACGTTACTTCGTATTCTTCGATATTTTCAGGCTTATTGAGTCCGTCGCCTGGACCTGCGTTAGAAAAACCCGCCACTGCAAAATATTTCTCTTGTATCTTGTTTAGTAATCAATAACGGGTCGCCGTTTTGGGTCGTAGAACCGTCGCTTTTTGGCACAGCAACAATATTGTTTGGGACTGACCGCTCTGGATAAATTTCAAAATGGGTTCCACCAACAGAACCAAATATAGTATTTTGCCCAGTTTGTGATAATAAATTGAAATAAATGTCGTCTTGAATAATCGCGCGTTCTCCACTGTATTCAACAGCTTCTACAGATGGAACTATCCAATATCCAGCCGAAAACGGTTCAATCATTATCGTTCGGGTCCCAACTGTCGGGGTCGTATTCTGAGTCTGTATCAGTAATAAGAGATGCCCCGACTTCGGCAAACGATTTCATAACATCGGTCGCGTCTTGAGCTTGTTCGTTTTGTAATCGTTTCTTTCGAGAAATGCCCAGATTGTCTTCCATCCGCATAATTAGTTTTCGCTGACGTTGTAACATATCAGCAAGATAATGCGGAATCTTTTCGTAATGAACAGACCCATCTGGACCGAAAATCTTCTTTTCGTTATTTTCGCCTTCTCGAATTAGAAACCCCTCTGCTCTTTCTGCACGGACAATCTCAACAGCAAGAGCGTGAAATTCGTATGCCGAAAGCGGGTCATTATCAAGGTCTATATCATATGCTTCCGACCATCCTTCTACAATCCAATTATAGAGTTGCTCGTCGGCTTCTGAAAAGTCTTTGACAAGATTCTCGCGTTTCGCGTTCATTCCGTGTTTCATATTAGCAAGAGGGTCGAGATTTTCAGGGTTTGGGCGTCCTGAACCGCCGTGGTGCTTACATCGTTTCGATTTGTAGTCTAAATTCCTACTGCAACAATATCGTGGTGGTCCGTCGTAATCGTCTGGTTGGCACGGTATTTTACTGAGACAAAATTGGTCTTCAAAGTCATAAATATCAGACCGAGGTCGCCCATTAAAATCTTCTCGTACAGCGACCAGTTCTTCTTCTGTCTTTCCAGTTACTTTGAACGATGCCATTATAATTATGTATAAAAAACTTTGTAACCGCTAACTACGTTAGCTGATTTGTCCTAAACCAATCGTAGAACCAAACTAAACCAATCGTATAACTCCGAACACGTTACAGTACCGCTGTCCCTTTTCTGTCGTAGAACTTTTCTTACCACATTACAGTACAACCAATCTGATAAAGAACCGCAGTCCGAGTTTGGTCGTAGAACTTGTCCCCAACATAAAAAGGTAAAATTGTGAAACGTAGTCGGGAAAACTGTTTACCAAACTCGGTAGCTAAAAAAGAAAAAATCGAAAACAACTACAGCGAGCCAATGTCGGATACCCCTAACAATCGTAGTGACCTATCCCCTATAATCCCCTTTCGAGGCTGGCTCTCTCGAAGCTGCTCTCAATACTACTAATAGACGACCTTTAATATACCCTGTCGGGGGTTTATATACTACCGCTCGGATTGTTGACAGTATTACCGGCAATATTTACTATTTAGTTACAATTATTGCCGGTTAATCCGAAAATCGACTCTGGCGCGCGCTTGTATCACCAAGCTGGTATGTTACGTTATACCGAGAGGTTTATATTAGTCAAAATCGTCTGGAACAATGGGGATATAACCACTGTCGGCATATTGGTTGGAAATCCCCTCAACGGCACGCTGGGTCTGGTTAACCTGGCTTGTCAAGGAGGAGTCGAAGGTTTTTTCGTGGTATTCCCACGGTTTTATCGGCTCCTCGTTTTAATACATCAATAGAATGAAATTTTCCTTTCAATACCGATTTTTACAGATTTTATTGAGGCAGGTTACGTCTTTTTGATGAATCTTTTTGTAAGTAGTGTTCCAACCCCTACTTTTACCAGTAACTATTGCCGGTATTTGCCCTTTATATACCCCCTCCGATTATCCGGTAACAATTGCCGGTTATTGTCCACTATACGGTAACAATTGCCGGTATTATTACCCAGTTATACAACCGCGATAAGTCTATAGCTCCAGGTATCGGTAATTATTGCCGGTATTGAGATAGGTCTTCCCAGTCAAATATCGAATATCCGCAATACAAGCCCGTTCTATGCCCAAAACGGGTTAATTACAGGTATTATCGCTTGAATTATTACCCAGTTGTATTACTGCCTCTAAATCGGGAAGTAGGCAGACGTCTATCGGTAATTATTGCCGATATATCACGGGAATATAACTGAGAGTAATCTAATGTGGCTCCTATTGTGGCTTTTGCCTATATGACCCAGAGAAGGCTTGAAAGGCTTGTTATCACCGTTTAAGCGCCACTTGCGGGCTATCTTGTTGGCACGCTATCAGATTACCCAGTAAATTATCCGGTAATAGTATCGCCGTATTGCGGTTTTCCTCTTGCGACACGAAATCGGGAAATGTCGGTGATTACTCGGTGGTAAACTGGGTAATAATCGTGTTATCATACCTCATACTAAAATCCTATATCGGTAATAGACGGCTTCTACTACCTGAATTCGGCACTTGCTTCAAGACGATGGGTTTATATACTTCCCAATCCTCGGCTGAGATAGTCAATGAAGGCAAGCGGTGAAAAACTTGCCGGAGATTTTTAGTGTGTGTTTGAATTGTGACCTATGACCGTTTTTGGTTTGGTCGAATTCAGACACTATGTGGGGATAACTCGTAAGAAATCGGGATTCACAACCCCGAAGAAGGCGTAAGAATCCGACACACCGGACATAAGCGCCGATATAACACGGATTACACGCATACGATGTTTTGCTATGAAATATGAGAGAAATTGTGTGAGAATTGAATCCCGCTAAGAACGGCTTGGGTC